TCAGAGACCTCCCGTGGGTTGCGAGAGGTCCTGCGCATCGCGGAGACGGCTCAGCGTCTCCCATACGGCTTCGGTGCCGTCCTGCGCGGGTGCATGCAGGAGGGTGTGATCTTCGAATGTGCTGACGACGAAGGCATCGTCAGTCGGGTAATACGTGACGGTCAGTTCAAGGGCGCCGATGGTCACGGCGAACCAGGGCCATCCCGGAATGTCCTCGACAATCTCCTCGACGGCTTCAGCGCCGAGGAACTCACGCGCGTTTCGTTGCAGGCTTTCCAGCCCGTTTCTTCGGCTCTGCGGGTTTTCCGCTGCGCGGAAGTTTTTCAAGTGCATATGGGTCCTTCCCATACAGGGCTTCGTACACAAATGGCTTGCAGTAGTACATGTACTGCTTTGCGAACTCCGCCGAATCGACCCGCAGCAAGGATGCCCAGACGAGCAAGTCGTGCTCAGGCAGTTGCTTCACTCCGCGTTCAAGCTGGCTGACAAACACGGGATAGCCGTAGTTGATCGCCACGGCTACGTCGAGCTGCGTCAGGCCGGCTTCTTCGCGCTTCTCCTTCAGCCACCGGCCGAAGCGAGCACGAAGTTTCTTGGTCGAATCGTCAACTTTCATAGTCATGGTGAAGCTCCAAGTAACAGAGTGTTGTTAGAGTTCGCTAATGTACACCATGACGCTTTATAATCAAAAGGTTTTAGCCCATTCGCTTTACCAGCCTCTCCTCTCAGGTCGATTACCCCGTTCGTACAGCGTCATCGTGTCGCCGCAGAAAGGATAGTAAGCGCCCATATGCAAACTCCCAAATCATATCTTGCGATTATTATCTGGGCGTCTATAGGCTGAAGCTATTGATTGAAAACTCCCAAATGCACGGTGAGTTCGCGTACACTCGCGCGAAACGCATGCGCCGCCCCTATCGAATGCAGGAGAGAGTCATGACCGACGCAGGACTGGCCGCTATATTCCTTGAGCGCCTATACGCGGCCATAGGCCACGACAACTTGTACAGTTGGGGCCGGCCCGCCGGTATCTCGGACGGCCTGTTGCAGACCATCAAGCGCGGCAGTATCCCCAAAGCTGAAGGACTGCTCGCAATCAGCGAAGCAACAGGACGGTCAATCGATTGGTTGCTCGGGCGCGAGGAGTTAGCAAACGGTAACTCTCCGGCTATCGCCCCACGCGGTCCGAACGACACCAGCAGCGAGTTTGTGTACGTGCCACGCTACGACGTCAAAGCGTCGGCCGGGACAGGCTTTTGGTTGGGTGACGAGTCCAAGTCGCGATTCACGATGGCCTTCCGCCGTCACTGGGTCGAGCACTACCTGCATGCCAACCCGAAGGACCTAAGCGTCCTACGCGTGCATGGGGATTCGATGTACCCCGTACTGCACGAGGGCGACAACATCCTCATCAATCACGCACAGACCACACCGCAGGACGGGATCTACGTGCTAAGGCTGGATGGGCAGATACTGGTGAAGCGACTCCAGTGGATCGGGTCGGCAACTGTCCGCGTGATCTCAGCGAACCCGGAATACCCGCCTTACGAGGTGTCGCTCAGCAGCCCCGAAGACCAACGCGAGTTCAATATCATCGGGCGGGTGGTCTGGTACGGGCGACAACTCTAGGACGTCCCTACCTCTTATAGATCTAAGGGACCCTAGGGAGGTCAACCTGTGTCGGGTTAATCCGCGTGGTGGTTTGGGTGCGCCCAGGCTGTCCGGGAAGACGGCATCAGGAACCCGCGCTTTGTGCAGGACGCGTCACGAGGCTCTGCCGCCAGTCGCCCCGGAAATCGAAGCGAGGGGCCGGCACTGGTTCCGAAAACCAGAAGTCGGTGTGAGGCGCGACGTTAGGCGCGAGAAACCAATGCGCCTCGCCATTCGCGTCAACCGCCCACCATTGCGCAAGCTTCGGGGCTTTGCTCCAGTCGATCCGATGCGCGTCCATACTCGCCCCCGTTCATAGGCACCGCCAGAATTCTAGACGTTGACGGATTACGCCGAAAGGCTTTTCGGGCGCATGTCTTCCGCTTGCCCCATCGCCGCACCGCAGCGCATCAACCAGTTCATTACGTCCCGCCGCGTCACGCCTTCCGGCATGGGTGCGCGACCATCCAACAGCGCCAGCCCGTAATCGTGCCAGTCAGAAAGGCGGGCTTTCAGTGCGCCCGTAGGAATGCCGAGCACGAGCGCGGCTCGCGTGCGATGGTAGGCGCGGACGAACTGCCGATTTCCGTCGTCGTCAATTGCGCACCAAAGCGCCGTACCGCCGCCCCAATACGCGCCGCCGTCGTCATATCCGCTGCTATCCAGCCGAACGCGGAAGAGGCGCACAAAGCGGCGAACATCTGTTTCGAGAAAACCATCTTCACGGCGTCCCATCGGCGCACCGTAGCGACACGAGACATCGGAAAATTGCTTAGTCATACTTACTCCGTTCGGTTGGTCTCATCAGTAGCGGCACTACCGCTAGACCCCATGCAGGGGTTTCGACCTATAGCCAACTCGCTTTACTTCAGGGCGCACTAAGGGCGCACGCGCACCCCGAACACTTCCGGCCATCGTTCAACCTTCGTATCCGCGCTCGCAACGTAGTACGCGCCCCCGCAGTTCTGAACAGACAGGCGATTGCGCCCGCCGTAGCCGTCCGGTCTGATTGCGACAAACGTCTCATGACCCGGACGCGGTCGCGGGTAGCCCCCGCACAGCTCGCCCGCGACCTCAGCGGAAATGGCCCGCATGTAGTCATGGCCCATGCCTCCGTTAAACGGCATCGTCTGGTTCCGCTTTTGTTTGATCTCGATTACTCGCATGCACGTTCCCCTTATCGATACCAGTACGTAGCCCCGTCAAATTCGACATCCGAATAATCTGTGCGGATGTTCGCTGCGGTCGCCTCCTCATCAATCACGATGTAATGCGGGATGTCGCGCGGGATCTCCCCAGTGTCCGCGAGTAGGTCCATTGCGTACTCCGTGAAGTAGCTGTCACGAATCAGCGTGACCGGATACCAGTCCCCCTCCCATTGGTGATCGCCGCCATAGCCCCGGATGTCGTCGAGCAACGATTCCAGTCCCCGCAGTTCGTTGTCCGTGTCCCAGTGTTCGTTTGCGTGCGCGGCCGACGCGTCACTGCGTACCGCGTCGCGCCAATCGCCAAAATCCAGATTGGTGCGGCCCGCTTCCATTTCTTCGTCATGAGCGGATTCCAGGTCTCCGCGCAACTCCTCAACTCGGCCCGTGATGTCGCGGACGTCGATGATGTCGTCGTGGCTTGTAATGTCGGTCATGCTCTACTCCGTTTCGTTGGTCTCATCAGTACGCGCCTAACGCGTAGACACCGGGCCGTAACCACGTCCTCCTCCCGGCGTTTCGACCTGCCCGCATGCGCGAGCTAGGGAATCAAATAAACTCGCCGTCGATCTCGACAAGGTCGGCCGTGCCGTCCATCGACACTTCGCACACGATCGTTTGCCCGTTGATCTCGCCAAGGTTCGCATCCGCACACTCCAGCGCATCGGCCAGCAGTCGCCGCGCGGACGCCTCATCAGACGCACTGAAACTAATCGTGGCAAACAGCTTCACGTCGAAAACAAATGCCTTCGCCCGTGCAAACTGCGTATCCAGTTCCCCGGCGGTCGGGATGATCGACGCGCCTGTCGCCGGACAAACGATGTAATGGTCGTCGCCGTCAATCTTGACGATGCGCCACACGCTTCCGACAGGCGTTACGCGCTCTTTGCTGTACGCGTCCAAATCCGTTTCGTTGTGCAGGTTCGTGACGTGCTCGCCTTCGCGGTAAGTGCTCATTCCGTTTTTCTCCGGTTCCTCGTTGTGTGGACTCATCAGCGCACGCCCTACGTGCGGACCCGGAGACGTTCCGGGTTTCGTCCTTTACCAACCAACTCGCTTTACTTCCGGGCGGCGCAAAGCTCCCGCGCCATCTCATCGCGCGTCAGCCCGAAGTGATCCGCGATGGTTTGCAGGGCATACCCCTTGACCGCGTACCAGTGCAAAGCGGTTTCTCGTTGCCTCTTATTCAGCATCATTTGCCTCCGGAATCTTGATTGCGTCAGCCACTTCCGCCAGCGTCAGCGGTTCAAGTAGCTCGGCGGGTATCAGGGTTTGTCGTCGATACAGCTCGGCAGCGACCATCCTTACGCCCCCGTGAAGTCGTGAACGGGCCAGCCGAACGCGTCGCGAATCTGCCCAGCGTATGCACGCGCACGCTCGATCGTCGCGAAGTCGCCCACGCAATCCGCCCCGCCGTCCCGGTAGTGCAGGTAGACGCTGAAGAAATCTGCGTGCGCTGCTGCACAACGTTCAACGAACGCGTTGCGCTCGATACAGCCGCTGATCTCGATTGCGTCGAACGCGTCGGACGTCTCTGCGGCAATCGTCGCGCAGACCATGCGGTTCTCAGTGAAGCCAGCGACCACCGGGCCTACTGCATCCGCGTCAATTCCATAAACTCGTTTCATCTCACCAACTCGCTTTACTTGAGTGCGTCAAAATACCCGGCCTGATAGGCCAGAGAATCCCCCGATGGCGGACGGTTGCGCATGCAATCGTTCCAGCCCTTGCCCCATTCCTTGATTTGCGCCGCGTTCACATAAACCCTTTCGTTGAGACCAACTCGCTTTACTTAGAGGTGAGCACTAACGCCCACCCCGCCCCGGTTAGTGTATGAACAGCTTCGCGATTGCCGTCGCCGCGCCTACCAACGCCGCCCCGTACACCAGCGGCATAAACCGGCTTTCCCGGTTGAGCTTTTGGGTCTCAGCGAGCAGTTTCCCCGCCTCTACTTGAAGCTTGGCGATTTCCGCCTCAGTCTTGAGAATGTCCAAGGGCTTCCCCTGTTGTGATGCTGACTGGCTCATTGTAACTCCGCTTTTTAGTAAACCATTCGCTTTACTTCGTGGCGCAGTGATGCTGCGTTGGATCGAATAATGAACGCGTCACGACAGCATGTCAACCAACTCGCTTTATAACCACTCGCTTTACTCAGGTATTCCGCGCTGTCCCCATGCCGGCCCGTGCTTCCCCGTGACGCATAGGACGCTCTAGGACGGCTCACACCTACCGCTCATAGGTTGTCTTGGTAGGCAGCAGTAAGAGACAGCGCAGGCGTCCCCGTGAGTCATGGGACGGCCCGTGCTATCCCGTGACGTCTCAGTGTCTCTATAGGTATAGGGACGGCCCAGTGACCTACCCTGTGTCGGATTAATCGGGTGCCCGTGACCGCCCATGCGGTGCAGGTTGGCCCGTGATCGCCAAGGGGTCGCCGCGCCTGCTGGCCCAGACAAAAAAAACAGAGGCTCGCAAGTGCACGCGTGCGAACGAAAGCAGCGAATGCAGCCCGCGCCGCCCATGCGCCCCGAGGACACCTAGCGCGTTCCCGTGAACCGCCGTGACGCCCTGCGATGGCCCGTGACGGCCCGTGCTGCACGCGGTCAAGGTCTGACTAGAACTTTGACCTAAGCCGCAATCCCATTGCGAATCAATGCGTTGCAGTGCCCGCACCGTGACGCGTGACGGATTCCGTGTCCGCAACGCCTGCCGCCCATGCCGTCTCCGCGCCGTGCCAGGATTGCTTCAATCGCCCCTGGACGCTCGCCGGCCCCGCATGGGGGAAATTGGCTCGCGCGGCCGGGGACACCTTGTCACGCATTTTTCCGGAGAAAAATGAGCCCGCACTTCATGGAGACTCCCGTGCAACAGGAAACCCCTCCAGGACTCGCCAGGAACGCCCAGGACGGGCTGCTGCGCTTTCGTAATACCAAACCTGCCCCATCGTGTAACATCCCCGCCTCGAACAATAAGAGGCCGCAATGAGCATCACGAATACAACGAGGAAAACAACCGCAGTCACCGCACTCGTCGCGTGCTTGATGGCTGCTGTACCAGGAATCGGGGAAGCTGCCCTCGTGGGCATGGACGATGTTGCTGAGTGCAGCAGCACCGGAGCGATGGCGGGCCAGGTCGCGGCTGCACTCGCCGCTAAGACGTACACCGTGGCGCAGTTGCAGACCGAAGCTGCGAAGGCGAAGGGCAACCGGGCACGCCGGCTGAACTTCATTCTCGACCAGGTGCAGGCCGGCCAGGAGGCGGGCGAAACCGACCCGCTCTTGTACGCGTCGCACACTGCTGCCTTGTGCATGCTGGGCCGGTGACGCTCGGGGGATCTCGTGAGCATTGGATTCGGGATTGTGGCGGTCATTGCCGCCTTCGCCCTCGGCGCGGCCGTCACCGCGTATCGTAGGGACCAGGCCGAGAAGCGCCGGTATTGGGAACAGTGGGAGCGCGAGAATCGAAAGTGAGGCCCGGGAGTCGCGAGGACTCCCAGGACGGCCTCATAGATGGTAGTGATCGTGGTGTTGGTGGACCAACTCACCCTCGAACGTGCGCAGCGCAAAGTCGCCTGCTGCGTTGCGTAGACACCCTTCGATGAACTCTTCGAGGAGCGCATCCTCCTCGGCTTCCTTCATCTCCTTCGCCGCTTGGTCAACGTCGACGCGGAGCGTGTTGACCAACTCGGCCACTGCGCCCGCCAGGGCATCGAGGCGGTCGTCGTGCGACAGGCAGTTCCGCTCGCGCGTCACATGGGTCAACTGGTACATCAGGACGCCATCGGACGCCACGCGCTCGTCGACAACCAGGCGGTGCGTGGTCATGACCGGTTCGAGCGTCTCGATGATGCGGACTTCCTTCTGCGTTCTACTCCACGCGGCTTCCCGTACCGTGCAGCCTGCGGTGTCTCCGGGCTTCTCAGCCGGCCACACCTTCGCCAGGACCGGCTCGAAGGCGTTGATCCAGACTGCTCCGGCGTAGTTCGGCTCGACGACGATCTCGTGGACCTTGTGGTTCTTCGCAGCGGCAGCAATCGCCGCCATCGCAGTCCCAGGGTCTCCCGAGACGCCTCCGGTCTCCACGGCGTACAGCATGCCGTTGAGCGTCTTCACGATCGCCCAAGCAGTCTCGTCCTTGCCGCGCCCCGAGGGGTCGACGAACAGGAGGGACTGCTCGTACTCGCGCCACTCGGTGTCAACGAACAGCGGAGCCAGCCAGGAGTCGCCCGTGAACCCGTAGTTCATCAGATCGATCCGCTTGTTCCGCCCGTTGGAGTCGTGACCCCACTGGACGATCTGCGGAGCCTTGAACGGGTTGCACGCCATCACGATTAGGTCGTGCTGCTTCAGCGGGTAGCGTTCGGCATCCGAGAGCGACGTGTCGAGCTGGAACTGGAGCGCGAAGTACGAGCGCCCCTTCGACTCCCGGTTCTGCAACTCCATCTCGTTGAAGCGCTCAGGGTCCGTAGGCTTCCACTGGAGGTCAGCGTCCAGGTCGACGGCCCGTGCTCGCGGCGATAGGCAATCGATCTCCGAGCCGCCCTCGCGCTTGAAGACATAGGACTGGCGCTTGTCCGGCATCGGGTACCGGGCCGGCAGAATCCAGCCGGTAGCGCCCATCTCCTTGATGAGCTTCGTGTAGATCGACTCTTCGGTCTGGGGCGTGCCCAGGAAGATCACGTCCGCCCCGCCCGTCACCTTGATCGCCGCGAACTCGTTGGTCTTGTGCAGGAGCCGCTCACGCGCTTCTTCAGTCCGTGAGTTGTCCGTGACCTCGATGTCGTCCGCGATGATGAGCGTTGCACGGGAGCCGGTGATCTGGCCGGTGATGCCAACAGCCTTCACTGAGGGCGACTGCGAGATGGACGCGCCGTTGACGTCGAAGGACCAGGCGGTGTCCCGCTGGTCGTCCCGAGGTCGCATGTGCTCGAAAACGTCCATCGTCATGAGGAGCGTCTTCGCCATCGAGACGAACTCCTTCGCCTTCGCCCCCGACGCGGAGACCACCAGGATCTTCTCGCTGAAGGCTTTGCGGTACAGCCGCCACAAGGCGAAGCCGGCAGTCAGGTAGGACTTCCCGATGCCACGGAAAGCCTCGATGATGTCTTCGCGGAATTTCCTGTCCGGCTCGCCCATTCGGCGGCAGCCGGTGCGGTCGGGCTCAATCTCCTCCGGACCGAACCACTCAAAGATCGAACCGTCGTCACGGACGCCGTAGCCTGCCCAGCCGTGCTGGAGGAAGTACGCGATGTCGTACTGGGCCGGCGTCGGCTCTGGGAGCGCCATGTGCTCCCAGATGAGGTAGGCCATGTTGCGGAAGTCCGCGGCGAGCGGATCTTCCGTGTCCCACCACCAGGGGCGTCCGCTCAATTAGGACGCGCCCCGAACGGCATGCGCTTCTCGAACTGCGCCAGCATGCCCTGGGACTGACCGGTCTTCGGTAGGGGGTCCTTCTTCGCGTTCGGGTCCAGGAGGTCCTTGAGATACGCGCGGACCACGGAGAGGAACGAGGATTCCGGGGTGTCCTTCAGGACCGCGCCCGTGCCCGGGTCGGTAACAGGGATGCCGTCCTTCGTCAGGACCGGACGCCCCTCCAGGCCATCCAGCAGACACTGCTCAAACTTCTGCTGGATAGCCGTGCGGTTTTCGCTCAATTACCAGAACCGCCTGCGCGAATGTGAATGAGCTTCTCCAGAAACTGCTCGCCGAGGACCGCCGATGCAGCAGCGAGTCCGATGATCGCGAGCTGGCCCACGCCAGGCACGAAGGCAAGCAGCGAGCCGGCGGCGACCGCCAGGCCGGCGCTCACGATGGAACGGCCGATGGCGAGACGCCAGGTGAACTTCTCGTTCGAGGCCAGGAGCTTGCCCAGGCCGATGACAACGCCCATGCCGATCAGTACGACCAGGAGTTGCCGAAAGGAGAACTGACCGTCCATTAATTCTTCGCCGACTTCTTCGCGACCGGAGCCGAGGTCGACTCGGCAGGCGGATAGACGTCACCGACGCTGATCGCGACGTCGAGGTCGACCTCGGCCACCGCCGTGCCGTAGGTGTTGTCCGAGCGTTCGCCCGGGAAGGTGATTGCGTAGACTTGGCCGTTCTTGGCCCAGATGATCTTCTTGTCTGCCATGATGTGTGGATGGTCGAGGGTTGAAAAACAGGAAGGAGAGATGGAACTGCGGGGTGAGCCTTACACGCGACTACTTGGCTCGTTGGGTTTCCAGTGCTTCAAGGCGACGAACGACGGCTTGCAAGGCGGCGGTAAGGTACGGCGCTACCGCAATGTAGTCCACCGATTGATAGTCCGGTTCAATTTCGCCGAAGCTCTCACGCGTAGCGTCCTTCTCGCCGTGTACAAGCAGCGGGAATTCTTCTTGTAACTCGTGCGCAATGAATCCTGCGAATCGCCTGCCCGCGAGCGCGTTTTCGATTCGGTCGTACTCCCACGGCTTAGTACGCATCAGCGCCGCAAGTGTTGAGTCAGGGTCGATCGGAGTGAGGTTTCTCTTGAGCCGGTAGTCCGATGAGTTCGTCCAGCTCCCGGCAAACGAGCCCACGCCACCTGGTCCGAAGATGAACCCAGGGCCGTTGTCATTGCCAACCATGATGGTCATCATCGGTGCGGTAGTGGTGCTGCCGCCCGCATATGCGTGAATTGCTGCTAAGTGTCGGCTTCCCCACTGAGTGAAGCGAACTCCCTGATACGCCGCCGTAGGGTTCGGACAGTCAATCTGTAAAGCGGTCGGAAGCGATAGGTTCGACCTCCAGTCTGAGAACGCGCCGCCCACAATAGCGGCTGCCCGCCAGATACCCGCATGTCCAGCACCTGCCGCGCCAGCGTAGCTGTTGACCTCAGCATTTGGCATGTAACGCACGCCCGTGACGGACATATCGCCCGCGACGGTCAAAGCGCCGGTGATGGTCCCACCTGATGCGCTCAGCTTAGTATTCGGATCGAAGTTACCCGTGTCCCACGGTACAGCGCCGCCGAAGTTTGGCCGCGCTGGCAGAGTGAGAACACCGTTAGCATCAATCACGGTGTACTTGTATCCGCTTGACGGCCCAGTACGGAATACGACGTTCCGCGTCGAGGGATCGTTGTAAACCAGAGGGGCTGACGTATCGCCAGACAAACCCTGTGCAAGTTGCACAAGGGGTAATGCCAAGACGCCGGTCATCGAATCCCCCGCCTTCGAGACCTTGCTATTGTTCACGGCGTTCAGCGCAGCATTGCTCGGCACATCGAGATTGGATCGCACCGCAGCTTTGTCGGCTACGTCTGAGAGGTTGTTCGCCTTCTTCAGTGCGTCTGCGAGTGTCGAGGCTACGCTCTGCTCGCTTTTGGCGGCAGCATCCGCACTCGACGCTGCACGAGTCTCGCTGGCTGCCGCAGCAGCCGCGCTTGCGGAAGCGGCCAACGCTTTGTTTGTTGCCGCCGAGGCACTTGAAGCGGCATTGGTCTCGCTGGTCGCAGCCGCAGTCTTCGACGCAGCAGCAGCCGTTGCAGAGTTCGCTGCGTTCGCCTCGCTGGTCGCAGCCGCAGTCTTCGACGCAGCAGCAGCGGATGCCGAGGACGTTGAAGCCGACGCGCTGGCCGCTGCTGCCTTCGCCGAATCAGATGCCGCCGACGCCGAGGCGGCAACTTCCTCGGGAACCTTCGTGTAGAGCGCGATCAAGTCGGCAACCTGATTCGCCAGCGTCTTCAGGTACGACGCAGTTGGAACGATCTCGTACTGGAGTCCATCACCGGTCGCCCCTGCGTAGGCACGCTTGAGCTTCAACTGCGTCGCCGAGACGATCTCGTCGATCTCGTAGATCATGCCGTCCGTCAGGACGACAAAGATGTCACCGGGTTTCGTGTTCGTGATGAACTGGGCCCCCGCCGCAATGACGTCGGCCGATCCGTTCGTCATTGCGACAGTACCCGTAGTGTACCAAGTCATGTGTTAGAGATTGCTCACGTCAACAATAATGCCGGTCCAGTTCGGGTATGCCCACTCCAGGATCGGATTGGTTAGGGGAAAGACGTTACTGAGGGCGAGGCTCGCCGCCATCTGCACGGTGCCGCCCGCATGTTTCCAGGCAGAAATCATCGCCACGGTTCGACCGAGGTCTTGCCCAGGGACGGTAAGTCCCTGGGACACGTACTTGTGCCCCGTGACTCCCACGACCGTCGCGGCCTTGGCGACCCCGAAAGACCACTGCTGCGTGTATGCGGTCGTTCCAGAAAGCGCCCCTGAGACAAACCCGAGCACATTGAGAAACGGAATAGCCGAGTCTGCGATAAGTGCGCCTTGCGCATTAAAGGCCTGAAAGCCGCAGGTCGATCCACTTGGCGGACACGCCGCCATCTGATCGAAGATGTACACATCGAAGGTCGTGGCCTGCGGGCTCCAGAACGTGGCGTTCCAAGTTCCGTTTCCATTTGGTCGACAGGCCAAAAGCGCCACCGGATCTCCGGGAGCGTAGATCGCGACCACTGGGGTAGTCGCCGCGAACGTCAGGCCTGCTGTCACGGGATACTGCTGGCCTCCATGAGTGTCGCTAGTGGCTTGGGTCGTGCATACTGCATGCTGGCGGAAGCCTAGGTTCATCGTCTCGCCGTCGATCTGGTAGATCCCCGAGTCGGTGAACGCTTGGAAGCCGGCTGCGATCAGTACACCCCTGCGATAATGGTTCCGGCAATCGGATTGCCGTCTGTGTAGGAATACGTCACGGTGCTCCCAGAAATTGAAATCGCTGGAGGAAGGGATTTGGATACCGCATTGACAAACGGCAAGCTGTCCGCCATGAAGCAGACGAACGGTTGGCCTTGGGTTAAACGGCCATCCGAGAAACTCCCAGAGCCTCCCGAGACCCGCTGACTCATCAGGACGCGTCCGCATCGTGTGGTCGCGTCGAAGATCAGGCGACCGTACCGGTCAAATACTTGGAGACCTGCCGTCAACCCCAGACCCCCATGCGAGTTCGAAGGACGTTGTTCTCGTCGAAGATCTGGATCAAGTTGTCCGAGATCTCGGTTCGTCTCCCAGACGTTGCTGTACGCAGCGTACCGATAGTCGCAGACAATGCGGACAGGGACGGCGTAGAGATGCCTTCGGGGGTGATCAACGTCCCAAGACCACTAGGCGAATATGGCGACAGCCGCGTGGCGCTCGCGAATGTCTCTGCGAACATGGGCTGCGTGAGGAAAAACCACGAGTCCGTATCCCCACCCGCGTTCATGCCCTTACGAAATCGAAGCAGCGCCCCGGCCGCGTTACCAGGTGCCTTGGCGATTCCGCCGATCCGCACGTAGCCGGACAGCGCTTGCCCCCCGGCCAACTGACCAACCGCTGTTGCCGTGCCCTCGCTACCGAAACCGGCGCTGCTAATCACCGCTCCATTCGCGTCCAGCCAGAACACGCCCACATCGGCCTTGCATCGGTGTACTCCGACAAAACCAGAAAATTCGTAGTAGTTCCCCGCGATCACGGGTACTACTGACGGCTGTGCCAAGGCGCGGTACGTGTTGATGTCGGTAGTCCCCCATGTTCCTGTAGAGTGGACATACAGCGCATGCCCACCCACCGGGAACCAGCCGGACAAGTCCAGCCCTGGAGCCTGCCCGTTTGACGGAATGCCCTCGTACCAAATGCTCCAGTCGCTGAGCGTTAGCAGTTTGGAGTTCTTCAGCAGGTTGACGCCAAGCCCCACCTGGAGCTTGTCGGTCGAGATGGACCCGGCGACGATCTTGTCGCCAGTGATGGAGTTCGCCTTGATCGTTCGCGCTTCCACCGAGCCGTCCACCAGGACACGCCCGGGGATCGTCCGATCGCCCACGCGTGCCGACGGCACGACGAGCGTCGGCGAGCCGTCCACCAAGCCGGCCTGAAGGAATTGCACCAACTCCCCGTTCGGCGTGTTCGGGTTTGCAAAGAGGATCGAGTCAGCCATCAGGACGAGCTTCGACCCAACGTAGTCGTCGTTGGCCGTCGCGGCGAGGCCGATGCCGCCCATGACCACCGTTCCGTCTTCGCGTTGTACCTGAGCCTTCAGGGTGTACTGCGCCTGGAGCTTCGTGACCTTCCCGTTCGTGGCGTCGATCTCCGTGTGCATCTCCTGGATGACCTGGGACAGGTTATCGCCGATCTGCGCCTGGAGCGACGTGATCTGCTCGGCAAGCGCCTTGTCGGCATCAGCTCGCGCAGTCTGCTCGACCTGAAGCTGCGCCTTGATGTTGCCGTTGATGTCCGCTGACAGCGTAGTGATCTGCCGCGCCAGCGCGTGGTCCTTCTTGGCTGACGTGATCGCCGCAGACAGCAGCGACGCAGCGACTGCATCGCTGTCTTTGTCGTCACCCTGTCCCGCCTCGACGCCACTGAGACGCGCCGAGAGCGAGGTGACTTGCGACGCCATGATCTCGTCGCTCGATTGGAGCAACTGAATCTGCGACTGGAACGACGCACGCTGGTTGCCCACCTCGACGTCGAGGGAGTCCATACGTTGCACAAGCGTCGAGCTGTCCGCCTTGCGGTTCGCGATCTCCTGGTTGATCTGGTCCTGGAGAGCCTTCGCCCCGTTCTCCTGGACCGTGAGGCGGGCCGAGAGTCCGTTGAGCGTACCAAGGCCCGCCTCGAGCACGCCTTGTACTTCCGCGATGGAATCGAGTGCCCCCGAGATCGTCTCGATCTCGTTGACCATCGACGAGATCACCGTGCCCACTGCGCCGGCCATGCCGCCACTGCGCTCCTGAATCAGAAGCAGGCACTGCAAGCGGGCGCGGTTGAGATCGTCGGCGGTGAGCTTCGCGGCATCCTTGAATTCCGCGAACGAAATGAGGTCGGGCGTGGCCCGAGAGATCGTCAGTGGCAACCCCTTGGGGAACGGATTCCCGAAGGAGTCGACGCATTTGATCGTGTGGTCGTCAATGAACGTGAAGGCACGCGCCGCGTCGTTCACGATGACGAATACGTTCGACCGGTCCAGATACGGCCAGTCGAACTCCCAGACAGAGGTGACACCGTCCGTCTGGTACTTCGTGGGGAACGTCATTGGTTGGTGGAGAGTAGCCTCGCGATCATCTGGATTTGCTGGTTGAGCGGGACAAGCTGGAGGGCCTTCTTGCCGACATTGTCGAAGTCACCGTCCACGGCATTCGCGCCGATGCCCTGGAGCGTCTCGACGTTGCTGAGCCACGGACCCATGAGGTTCGCGAGCCACGAGTTCTGCGAGAACTTCGAGGCCCCTCCACCGAGGGTCCAGCCGAGGTGTTGATTCAGCACGGGGTCCATCAGCTTCACTGCGGAGTCGGTGTATGACCCGGCGACGCCCAGGAGACCCGAGCGCTGCACGACGTTGTACGCGAACTGCTGCGGCTCCTGGTCCTCGATGTTCCCGCCTTTGCGGAACGTCGCGATTGCGTTCATGAGAACGCCAGCAGCGATGGCCGTCCCGAGAGCCGATGCGAATCGCATGTGGTCCCCGGTCACGAAGCCGTACTGCACGCCCGCGCGGATGAAGTTGTTCGAGAACTGGAGCGCCATCGACTGGAACTGGAGGAACAGCTTGCCGTACCACTTGTCCATGAGCAGCGGCTGGTTGCCGTACCCGGACGTGTAGGACGCGCGGCGCTGCGCCTTGATGAGCGCCGATTCGAGTACGTACTTCATGTGCTCGCCGTCCGGCTCGTTGAGCCACTTCGTGATCCCCGGAGAGAACAGGCCCTGGCGTTGCTCAGTCCCGTGCTTCGAGAAAAGCACGTTGAGGCGCTTCGCCTCCTCCTCACCGATGCCGAGGGCACTGAGCTGCACAAGCTTGCTCCTGTCGAGCGTGTCGTACTTCCCGACCCACTTGCGGATGTTGGAAAGCTGCACCAGCCCCGCCGTGCGGCGGATGTTATCCGACCAGCCCTTCATCAGGGACAGCTTATTCCCGTAGTCCGACATCGTGTTCATCGCGGTCTCGATGGCGCGGGTGACTTGCCGCGTGCGTCCCGTGCCGAAGCCCAGGAGGTCCGAGGCCTCGCCCCGTCCAAGAGCACGATCCGAGGAATTCAGGTGAGCGCCGGTCTCAAGTGAGCCTAGGATCATCTTCAGCTCCTCGGCGTCCTTGTCGCCCTTCGCTGCCTGCCGCAGGATGTACTGGTAGTCCCGTGCGCCCTTGAACGCAACGGCACGCAGTAACGACCCAGGAGCCGAAAACGCAGCAGTCGCCAAGTCTCCGATCGACGAGAACACGAAACCGCCCATGTATCGAACGACTCCCAGTTGCCTCATGCGGTCGGCCGTCCACACTGCGCCGTTGTGGTCTTTCAGGTCATACTTGCCCAGGATACGATCGTGTGCGTGCTTCACGTCCTCCAGCGCCGACAGCTTCTCGGCCTGGAGCGCCGAACGCTTCTTCAGGTTCAGCTCGCTCCCGATGGCCGCGTCGTAGTCGCCTTGAACCTCCCGGAGAACATCGTCGATCTGCCGGCCACCAAGTGCGCGGTGCGCGGCGAGCTGCCCACCCAGGTCCTTCATGTAGCCCTGGAAGGCATCGTCCGCGTTCCCGGCTAGGAAGCCGTTGTCCACGAGCCAGTTGTACTCACCGAAGTCGAACTGGAACTGCCGTTCCTTCAGCCGGCCCGAGGTCGGGCTCTTGTCGAGCAGGACCCCGCGCGGCGCACGATCCGCTCCGCGCAGGTCGTTCACCAGACCATCCACGTACTTCGTGAGTGGCGACATGTCCGACATACCCTTCCGCGCCTGGAACGCCACCTTTTGAAGCTGCCGGCTCGCGCGGTCTGCCGCTTTCGCAGCGGCGCGTGCTTCCATGCCGGTGAGCTTCATAATGTCGTAGGCGAAGCGGCGAGCGTCGCGTGCTTCGTTGAGGTGCTTTTTCAGCTCGTCGACTGCCGCGAGGTGATCGTCCATCTGCTTCCGCAGACCCGGCTCCAGCAGAGCGTCGCCCTCGTGTTCGATGATGGTGTTGACTTCCTTCGTGGCCGCGTCGTGCCAGCGCCGGACGTCCGCCTGCTGCTTGGCAAGCTTGTCGAAGCCCGCGTTCGCCACGCCGAGTTCGGCCTGCGCTGCTCTGCGTTCCTCCAGCGCTTCGCGGATTTGCTCGCGAGCCTTCGCGATCTCCTCTCGGTTGGCGCGGGACTGCGCGTTGAGCGCGTCGCGCTGCTGGTTCAGGGGATTCTTCGCGCGGGGCAACTCGCTCCCACCGAGGTTCTCGGAGACGTCCTTCAGTTCCCCAAGGACATCCCGCTTCTCGGCAAGGAGCGAAGCGTTCTCACCGCGCTTCTCGGTGATCTTTCCGCGCAGCGCATCGACCAGGGATTGCCCCTCGTCGTTCGGCGTGAACGCAGCCTTCGCTGCCGCATGACGCTCACGCGCCTTCGCGACTGCTGCGCCGGCTTCGTCGAGCGCGAGCCCGCCGTCTACCAGTTGCTTTTGGAGCTGCCCCAGGACCGACTCGTCGCCACCGAGGCGGTTCAGTGCAGCCTGGACTTTCTCGGACGCACGCTGCGACTTGAGCTGCGCCGACGCCACCTTGCGCAGCACGGAGCGGCGCTCGATGTCCCGACTTGCCAAGCGCATCTCCCGCAGCTTCGCGTCGCGCCAGTAGCCCTCGGTCTCCTTCAGGAAGCCCAGGACCGTGGCAGCTTTGTCCTGCGCCTTCAGTTGCCGCTGCTGATAGTCCGCCAGCTTCGACTGGAGGTACTGGTCGTTGAACTCGTTCTGTTCGCCCGCCCACTGTCGCAGGACCGAGTTGACCGTGGTGTCGTCGCCGGACTTCTTCAGCTCGTCCCACGACGCCGGGAGCGGCTCCTCGCCAGCGCCCCGTGGTACGTTCGGGTCAGCGATGAAGCCGTTCTCCCGCAGCCAGTCGTCGGTCGGCTTCGTCTCCAGGTGCTCCATGAGAAAGCCCTTGAGTCGTTCCGCGTTCGCGTCGATCCCTTCGCGCATCCAGCGCTGCGGCATGCCGTATCGGCCCTCCACGAGCTTCTCGGGATCGAGCAGCCCCTGACGCACGGCCTCGTCCTTCATGCCCTCGTAGGCGTCGTGGTAAATCTTCTCGGCTTCATAAACGCGGCGGTGGACCGCCTTCGCTTGATCCAGCGATAGGCCGGCCTGGGTCAGCCGATCCATCACTGCCTGCGAGATTTCGTCATTCGCGGCGCGTGCGTTCGAGCCACGCTGAATCAGCGAGATCGCCTCGTTGAACGCCTGCTGCGGAACGACGTTGATGTCCCGCGAACCCTGGGTGATCGTGTTGAGCACGTTGCCGGTCGAGGTGCGCAGACCGGACTGCCCCAGGTCAGCGTTCGCCGAGCGGTAGACCGAGTCGACCCGCCGCCGCACGTTGCTCATCTGCTGCTCGTAGATCGTCTTCAGGGTCTCTGCTTCAAGGCCCGTCGACTTCCCTGCTGCCATCGCGCGGGTCAGGAGACCGCCCGTGTCCATCAAGCGGAGCATCGTGTCCCGCGTGAGCGCATTCGAGTACGAGCCGAGCCGCTGGAGCGGCGTATAGCTGCCGAGTGTCGTCGCCCAGTCGACCACACGAGCGATGGGGTTCTTCGACGTCGCGATGAGCGTGTCGGTGTCCGCTGTCGATCGCGCGGCACCGATGGAGTCCGCGCCGAACACAGCGCCCTCCTCGGGGAGCTGGCCGATCTGGTGCTCGTTGATTGGCACGCTGCGGTCCAGGTTGTCCGGATGTAGCGGGTTGTTCGGGTTGCCCGCGTTGAGGACGTTGTCGGGCTTCGCGTGACGGAAGATCGCGCCAAGGCCAGCACCCAAGGTCATACCGACCCCGATGTTCATGAACGCTTCTTCGGCCGTCTGCGAATCGTTGAGCGCGGAGACGGCTGCTTGCTGAATGCCGATCTCCGTCCCGCCTGCGATAGCGCCACGAGCAGCACCCGCAAGCACGCCTGTGCCCATGCGTCCCGTCGCGAATACGCCGGCGGCTTCGCCCACCGGGCCAAGCAACAGCGTCGCGTCGAGCATGGCGACAGGCATGGTTACTACGGACTTCCAGGTGTCAGCCGCCGCGATGGTCTGCCTGTCCTGGATGTTCCGGCGCTGTGCCCCGACCCAGGCGTCGAATGCAGCCTGCGAGTCGATCCCGTCGAACGTCAGCGAGCCGCTCGTGACAAGCGGCAGGAGGTCCTGGTACTTGTCCTTGTTCGTCTCGATGTGGTTGTAGGGATTGAACTGCGCATCCGGCCGCGCATTCACGTCGCGATCCTGGAAGCTGTTCATGAGCTGGCCGACGAGCGTGTACGACCGCCAGCTTGCGGCAGCCACGTCGAGCGTGTCCGGCTGGTTCAGGTGAGCGTACTCGATGTCCTCGGGCACGTAGCCCGTCTGCATGCGTTGCAGAGGGACGCCGGAGTCAGCGGGAACCGCCGTGACTACGTTGGGGGTGTCGTTCGTGTCTGCCATAGAGTGAGAGCCCCGCCCACGAGAGGCGGGAAAGGGTGATTACTTCGTGTAGTTGGAGACGGTCGAGGCGAGCTGCGTCGCCGCGCCGTTCACGCCGAGGAACAGATTCGCCTCAGCGTTGCGCCGCGATTGCAGCGCCTTCTGGCTCGAAGACGCACCACGGATCATCGTGGCGATCTTCTGCGGCTCCGCGCCGGCCCTGATGGCGTCGGGGATACCCGTCTTCTTGAAGTTGCCGTAGCCGAAGTTGTAGAGCATCGAGACCATCGCGGCTCGCTGGTAGTCGGTAAGCGACTTGCCGCCGAGCAGCGTGTCGAGCTGCGCGTTGACCTGGTAGATCATGTACTGCCGCAGCTTCAGACCCTGCTCGGGCGTGATGCTGGCTTGACCGTTGACGATCTTGTCGTAGCCCGCCGAATCGATGCCCAGGACTTTCTGGAAGACCTGGCGCGAGTCACGGTTGCCCGTTAGGTTGTAGCCATAGCCGATGGACACTTCGCTCGTTGTTTGCGACGTGACCTGACCGGGCTTCACGAAGATGTCGCCGGGCTTCCGCAGCGGCGAATAAACGCCGTGATATGCACGGCCCTCGAAGCCTTCGGTGCCGCCGATGGCCTTGTCCGCTTGAGCGAACCAGCCGTTGCCGTCTTGTGCGGCGCCCGGGAACGGGGGAATCACTGAGGTGTTCTCCTTGAGGTACTGAAAGAACGACGGGAGGTCCCAGAGGGCACCGGCCGTCGCAGGTTGGTTGGCGACCTGGCGCTGCACGCGTAGCTCCCCGGACATCGTCCTTGCGTCGACGATGCTCTGGAGAGCACCGTGCGTGATCTGCGCCGGGTCGAGGTCGGGATTGGGGATGCCCTGGGACGCCGCTGCGTCCGCAGGAGTCGCGAGGTTGGTCGTGTCGTCGATCATGGGAGGAACGCGGGCGCTTGGCCCGTCATGGATGCAGCGTTCTCCATGAACGCCTTGTTGACCGGAGCCATGCTTCGGAAATTCTTCGCGCGGTCAGCCCGCATCGCCGCTGCCTTGGCCTCGCCCACTTCGACGCGGAAGCCGTAGTTGAGCGTGTACTGGTTGTGCTCCGGGTCGTACACCGCGAACACACCCGGCGGCAGGTTGTCCTTGAAGAACTTCGCCGCAGCCTTGGGGTCCGAGGGCACCTCGCCCTGTACCAGCGACCCAGTGCGAGGGTTGCCAGCAGCGGCTGCGCCACCCGCTGCCCCGGGGGCCGCAGCAGCGCCGGGGACCACTGTGGTGTCGCGGTTTCGCACCGCGATCTTCTGACCGGCGTGGAGGATGACCGGGTTATCGAGCGAGTCGTGGATCTCGGACAGGCCCGTGCGATCCGGGCGCTTCAGCGAGAGGCCCGAGGCGTCCGGGATGATCCCAGGAAGCGCCTGGCTCAATCCCTTCAGGTCCCGCTGCGCCGTCTTGAACGGGTCCTCCTGCTCGTTGGCAGCGTTCACCAATGGGAAGGACGAGTAGATCGGCGCATACCCTTTCGTGATCGAGTACGGATGATCGGGGCTCCCGTTGAGCGGGGAATCCACCGCGCGGCCCTTGCTGTTGAAGGGGTCTTCGATGATCTTCACCGTACCGTTCATGCCGATGGTCGCCATACGCGTCCCCTTGAAGATAGTCGCCGCGTTCTGTACCGCCGTGTCCAGGTTCACCTGACCGTTCGCCCGCTGCGCCATGAGCTGCTTGATGACGATGCCCTGGAACTGGTGACGCAGGTCGGAACTCATGGAGGTGTTCGGGTTCCAGATGAACCCGTCGCGCCCCACGTCCTTCAGCATCGCCTTGTCCATTGCCTTGTCGACCGCCTGGTCCACGTCCGCCTGCTTCTTGCCAGGAAGCAACGGCTCCCAGTTGATCGACCCGCCGGCTCCGATCTTCTCCAGGAGCCGCGCGTCCATACCGCCATCACGGATGGCCTTGTAGACCTGGGAGACGTCACCGTTGGTCGGCGCGACCGCCTTGACGCCCCAGTACATCGCACTGGCTTCGTCGTCCTTGCCGATGTACTGCCCGAACGCGTGATCGCCCACGATGTCGTGGATGCGGTCCATGACTCGCCAGGCCCGCGTCGCGCGGTCTGGGTCGCCGGACTTGATCGCCGAGGTGAGGTCTTGCTGGATGCGCTGCGGCATCGTGCCGTCCGAGATGTCCCGGATGCCGGGGGCAGTCACCCACCCCACGAACTCGGCCCCCGCCTGGTCTGAGGCCAGCGGGTCCGGCTTGCCGGCGTTACCCTGCATCGAGGAGACGAGTGCCGGGAAGCGCTGACCTCCGTCTTCGTGGAGCTTCTGGATCATGTAGGGGTCGAAGGACTGCTTGACCGCCTCGGCCGGGTCCACATTCGCCAACGATGCGATAGTGTGGATGTTGTGCGTACCGTTCACTCCGCGCTCGGCGAGGGCCATGTAGTTGAGCACGGCCTTCTGCTTTGCGGAGGCTTCGAGACCGGAAAGCACCGACCCGAACTTGTCCATGCCGACTCCGTGATTGGCGTCGACGCGATGCGCCTGATACAGCAGATTCGCCCAGTCCTCGGTCGTAGCCCGGGGGTTCATCTGGAGCGCGACTGCTGCGAGGCGGACCCCGTCGACCTCCTGCGCCGCCTGGACCGACTTCACAGTCTGGATTTGACGCACGGCCTCCTGAGACATCCTGTCGTAGGCGGTCGGGTTTCGGTCGGCCCACCCCGACTTCTCCAGGACGTTGAGGAGCCCCAGGGCCTGCGTCTTGTTACGAACGCTGCCCATGAAGCTCCCGATCATCTTGTCGGCCAACGGCTGGTCGCCACGCGTCAGCGCGAGCGTGCGCTGCTCCAACGTCGCGAAGCCGGCTTCCGACAGCCCTTGCGGAGAGTTGATCTGCGCGTTGGCGCTGTTCTGAATCTCCAGCGCCTGGTTCTTCTCCTGTGTCTGGGCGACCTGCTCATTGGCTTGGGCCACCATCGTCTGCGCCGCCGGCATGAAGCGTGACACGAGCGCCGAGTCGAAGTCGTGGTCGCCAGTACCCGCGCCGTAGAAGTCCTTCCAGACACCCTTCGCGATGTCCTGAGCCGATACCGAACCATCGAGTGGCATCTCGCGGAGACGCTGCGCCAGCTCCTGCTGCATGTCGAACGCCTGGTTCGCAGCGAACGACTGCTGGTACGCGTTCCAGTACGACTCGCGGTTGGTAAACGCCTCATCCGGTGCGCGTCCCGCCGCTTGGTCGGCCTGGGCCTTCTTCGCGAGGGCCTCGTTCTCCTGGTGAATGTCCGCGACCCGCGCCTGCTCTGTTGCCGCGTTGACGCGCTGAAGGTCGCCCTGGAGGTTCGAGAAGAAGCCGCCGAATGAATTCGACAGCGCCTGGATAGCGGACACTTGGCCTGAGGCGTCGACGCGTGGGGCAACTGCCTGAGCCGGCGTCGTCTGCATGCTCGGTGCCGCTGTGGCGTCCAGAGCAGGAAGTCTCGACGCTTGGTTGCGGTACTGCTGTTCCTGTTGTCCGGACATTTAACTCCCCACGGTCAGGTACTGGCGATTGGTGCGGAGCGCCTTCGCAGTGTTCTCCTGCTGGACGTTTCCGTAATACATCGCGCCCGCGCTGACTGCCGCGTTCGCTACGCTCAGGCCGGTCCCGATGGCGTTCGCGCGGCCCTGCGCCGCGAAGCCGTTCTGCGCCGATTGGTTCTGGATCGCCGCCGCGCCCATCTGCGAGCGCAGGGACGACTTCTGGTTGTCCGTGCTCACATCGATGCGCGAGAAGTCATCAGCGGCTGCACCTGTGATGTTGACGGCCATTGCTGCCAGGGAGCCGCCACCCTGCGCCGCGAGAACGCGGGCCTGGGCTAGTTGCCGTGCAGCGGCGCGGGCGCGGTCGGTGCGTTGCTCGAACGCCTGCCGATCCAGCTCCTGCTGGTTGGTCTGCGCCGCCATGTACGACATTTCGGTGTTGCGGTTGGCGGCGTTAGCCTGGGCCTCAATCGCTCTGTTCTGTTGCTGGTTCTGCACCACTGCGCTCGCAGCCGTTACTGCCAGCATTACCAGTGGAATCACTGCTGGACCGCACATGGGTGTATCCGATAAATGGGCCGTGGCCCGGATCTAGCGCGGTGAATCCGCACCAGTTGAGCCACGCGAGGTGGAGGGAGTTCTCGCGCCACGGAGTGCACGCGAGGATGTTGTAGGCGTCGTGCGCCTGATCAATTCGCCCAGGGCACGCGCGAAGGAACGGGAGCGCGACGTCGGTGATCGCTGGGGTCCCGAGCATCCAGATTAGACCTACCCCATCGGCGGGGCCTGGTGTTGTTCCCCAAACCCCTGCGACCACACCGGGGTCGGTTAGGATCACCTCGCAGCGATCGCCGTCGAGCCATAGTCCCAGGATGTGGCCGTAGGGGTCCGCGTCCCCAATGGAGAGGCGCAGTTCCGCGCGGTCGCACGCCCGAAGGTTCGCAGCAAGCGCCGCGAGGTGATGCGGTTTCGCGCTGGTAAGGATCATGCGTTTCCGAACAGGTTGGAGTACCGTGCGGCCAAGGTGTAGCCGGTGACGACCATCGGCCCCGTGGAGTCCGTCGAGACCGTCAGCGACGCCTTGTGCCCTTGACTGTTGAAGGGGATGGCGTAGGTCTGGTTTTCTCCGTCATTCGGGACCAGGGCCGCGCCGATGGTTCGCGGGGACAACTGGACCACCATGTCCGTCCGGTCGGGACGTCTCAGGGTCGCAGTGAAGTCCCCGGAGCGCAGGCAGTCCATGTACAGCTTGTGGACCTGGAAGCGCCCCATCGGGCTCTGCGCCTGGTTGACGCTCGGGTAGAACGGGGAGAACCGGAACCAGCGCGAGAAGCGCAGACCGATGAAGCACAGCGTGGCGTCGACCTTCTGCGTGAAGTGCCCGATCCACTGCTTCCCGTCCCATACAGACGTGATCGCGTGCTCGTCGAACCAACCGCCCGCATTCGCCGCGCACACCACCAGGTCCGAGAGCTGGTAATAGCCGTCCGGCAGGACGACCTCGCTGCGGTTCCGCGTGGCGTTCCATGTGACCTGGATCTGCTGGCGCATGTCGAGGCGCAGGTCAATCTCGCGATGCTCGCCAAGGTTCGCGTCTACCGGGACGGAGACCAAAGACAGGTAGCCAACAGTGGTTTGTCCGAGAACGAACAGGTTGCCCTCGTCGACCCAGTGATGCCAGATGCTCGACATCTGCGCGAAGGTCAGCTTGTTCCAGGCGTTTTGCGCCCTCTCCTGCCCCTGCCAATACGAGGTCTGGGCGTAAAGCGTAGCCGCGTCCACGGGAGTCCAGAGAAACGTGCGACCGGACTGCGCCGACCCCACGATGCGCCGCACCGAGCCGGGGCAGTAGCGCGGGATGTGCTTGCTCAGGTCGTTGGCGTAGTTGTTCTCCGTGGCCTGCTCGAACTGGTATTCCCAGAGAACCGAGCGGCCCTCTTGCGAACCCGTGTACAGCATGACGTTGCCCACGACGCTCGGCGGACATGCTTCGTCCACGTCGTAGCGCGTGGCTACCCCGAGCGCGGCAGTGTCCGGCTTCACGGGCTGCGAGCCATCAAGCGAACACTGCGCACCACGCAGGAACACCATGAGGTTGTCGCGGAATCCGGCGAGGTGGTTCACGCTGCCCAGGTCTGCTTCGACCTGGAGCTTGATCGGGTCCGAGGCCACGATCTCGCGGGCGCTGTCTTGCCAGAAGTTGAATAGGTCGTCGGGCTGCGAGCCGACCACCCAGGACGCCGAGGAGAACCAGAGCCGCCCCTTCCAGAGCGCCATGTCTGTAATCGGCGCACCGCTGAATGGCGCAGGTTCGTTGCTGTTGTCGTCGCCGACCTTGCGCGGCACCCAGTCCACCGGCTGAATCTCAAAGGAGTTCCTACCCGTCTGGTGGATACGCACCGGCATCGTCGCCGGGTCCCAGGTGCCAGCCTGAGCGAAATTGTCCAGCCACGCAGTTTCCTTGTAGGAGTTCGTAGCCCGGTCATACGTTACCCAGTAGGCCGACTTGGCGTCACCGTTACTCAGGTCGACCATGATCGGTTCGCCTGGGAACATCTGGGCCGGCAGGTCGCCCACTGCGGATACGCGCCCCTTGATGAGCACGAAGGCCGTCTCGTCCCAGTCGTTGCCGCCGTTGAGGGTGTTGATGATCGCCTCGGGGCCGGAGATGCGAACGACGTTCGCAACGCGCGAGATCGTCAGCCCGGGCATCTTCGCGATGCACTGCTCCATGAGCTTCTGAGCGACCCACTCGCGCGTCTTCACGCCGCCTCCGCCGTCGTAGGTAGTCGAGGCGCTGCCCGCGTCGGAGTGGAGGTAGAAAGTCTGGGCGTTCGACGAGAGCTTGCGGATCACCGCATACGCACGGGTCTTCGTGATGCCGACACTGGGGGCAATGAAGCGCGTCGCGATATCCGTGTTAAGCACGAGCGTCGTGTCCGACATCGACAGAAACTTCAGCCGCGAGGCCGCGTTGATGTAGCTCTGGACGAACGGACCGCACGTTACATCTGCCGCCGCCCCGTTTGACATGTTGCGGATCTCGGGGTAGCCAGCATCAGCGCGTCGAATGAACAACCAGCGCTGCCCGTCTGTCGTGCGGAACATGTGCGTCCCTTCGGGCTTGTAGGGCGCGGCTGCAAGATTGGCGATACAGGTGGTGCCTACGCGGTCAGCGAGACCACCGATGTCCACCGAGGGGAGAAAGTTGACGATCTCGTCCATCTGGGACGGAGACCGGAGGAGCGGAGCCTGGCGGCTCACGCCCGCATGCAGCGCCCCGATGCGGGGCTGCAAGAGACCGTCGATGGGCATCAGTTGATCGTGCCGTTATTGAACGTGCGGCGGCGCAGCCAGGACAGCTCGTAGGTGTCCAGGAGGTTGTAGTCCTCGGTGTCGGCCTCGGCGTCCTGTGCGATGGACGCAGCGACCGCCTCGTCTTCCTTCAGGAAACCGTCCGCCGTCTGCGAGCCAACGTAGAACTTCTGGTAGCGCCGTGCAGCTTTGGCCGCAATCTCCAGTTGCAGGGAGAACGGAAGATCCTCGAAACGCAGCCCGAGGGTCAGGTCGACCTCCACGGGTTTGTCGAACACATCGCGCGCGTTCTCGCGGTCGTATAGTCGGCCCGCGCGGAACGTGATGTCCAGGCGGGGGTCCGTCGCGTCGACCTTCAGGACTTCCGGCGGCACTGCTACGTGCCCCTCCGTGTCTGGGGTGAGCCAGCGCCGCTCGGTGTTGCACTTGTAGTCCTTGAGCAATACCTCTTGCGTGACCTGGTCAAGGATGTCGGAACAGTTGGCGTAGTCGCCAGCGCCCGCGACCTCGACGAGAATCACGGACTCGCCCACGGCAGTGAGCATGCGGTTGACCGCTTGAAGTCGGGAAAGAGCCATTGGTGAAGGAGTCGAATGCGGTTTATATATAAATAACGCTAATCAGGTAAACTTCCAGGGAACTACTATTCATCGGGGATGGGAGATAAAATTATGGAATCTATTGCGCTTACCCTTTCGGCTGTTTCGGCTTTATCGGCCGCTGCTATAAAGTTCGCACTGGATTACTTTTCTGCGAAAGCCCGTCAAGAAAAAGTTGAGTCTGTTGAGCGCAGAGCGGCCGAACACCCGGAGAAGCCTCAGCTCGCCTGGGACGTTGCACGCACAAAGCTCGAAAACTACCTAGACCGGAATCTCGCCCAGGTGCGCTCGATCCTATGGTTGACGTATTTGGTGATGTTCGCCGGATTCTCGCTTGTACTGTTCGGTTTGTACCGAGCGCTTGACGCGCAAAACAATTTACCTGTCGCCGTAGTAGGCGCAGCCTCCGGTGTAATCATCACGTTCATTGGCGGCTCTTTCCTTGTGATCTACCGCTCGATACTGGAACAATCGAAAGGCTACGTAACCGTGCTTGAACGGATCAATGCGGTGGGGATGGCTGTCCAGGTGTTGAGCAACATCCCGGAAGAACAGGCCGAACTCAAACATAAAACGACCGCGCAGTTGGCTACGAGTCTCATACAGCTCTACGGGGAAAAGCCTCCCCTTTCGGCTACTGCTCGCCGTACACGTAAGCCGCGCTAGACGCCCCGAAGTATTCGAAAAAAATGGGGACCACCAGAAAAATCCAGTGATCCCCTTCGGGGGTTACGCCGCCGGCAGCGCGAACTCGACTGCGCACTCGGCGCGGAGCGTGCCGTGACCGACCGCCTGCTTGGAGACAATGAAGTCTTCCTGCCGGCGAACGTCGCGGTACGTTTCCGTCGAAATGCCCATGAGCGTCAGGACGGCCACCGCTTCCGGTTGCCACATGAGCGCCGAGAGCTTCGAAAAGTCCGCGCGATACTTCGAGAACACGTCCTTGTTCGCCGAGTCGTTCGACTGCGGGATCAGGTTCGACGGGAAGATCGTCACGCCTTCGAAGCGGATCGCCTCGGTCGGCACTGCGCCCGTACCAGCCGTTGCGAGCTGGATCATCGAGTTCAGGTTGACGAACTGGCCGGCCGAGTTCTTCGCGTACTTGATCGCGTCGAACGTCGCGTAGGTGACGGCCATGTACCACGGAGCGGTCGACGGCACGTTCTTCGCCGCCTTTGCCAGCTTCGCCTTACGGATCGCGTCCATCCAGGCGAGGCCGTCGATGGCCGTACCGGTCGACAGGAGCGACGCATCGACGATGCGATCGCCGCCCGGGAACGGACCCACGGCAGCGGTACGCGCGGCGAGCGCGAGCTGGCGGAAGTTGTTCTGGTCGTACATGCGAGCCAGAGCCTGACCCATGTCCGCCGTCATCGGGCCGCGCACGTCGAACTGCGACATTGCCTGGTCGAAGTCCCAGAGGGCGTGGTGGGCGACCATCGGTGCGTCGATGGTCACTTCGACCTCGCCCGTCGCGAACGGGTTGCCCAACATCTCCTGGCCGCGCTGGAGGTATTCGGCCATCGACGTGCCGGTGCGCGGAAACTGGTACGACTTGCCCGACGTGATGTTCTTCTCGCGGATCTTGCCCTTCGTCAGGGTTGCGGCGGTGAAAGCGGTGAGCACTTCGCCCGAGAACATCTTCAGGAACAGCGAACGATCGTCAGCCGGGTTCGATTGACCCTGGCCGAACGCAACCGGATTGCCCGGATTCGTGGAGAACGACATTTAGTCTCGTGTGAGAAAGAGGGAGGATTGCCGGCCCACGAACGGGGCCAGCGGAGGGAGGGGTGAAACGCGGAACCGCTTAGAAGCGGGAGATGCGAAGCTTGTCGGCGACCTCTTGGCGGTACGCCTCGGACGCTTGGTATCGCGGGTCTGCCATTGCAGTGATGAGTTCGGACTGGTCGCGAAAGGCTGCGACTGCGCCGCCCGAGCGGCCGGTCACGTTGACCAGCGCCGGGTCGCTCGACGCCTGCATCTTCTGCTGAAGGATCGAGACCGCCGAGACTGCGTCGGGACCGTTGAGCATCTGCTCGTAGAACACCTTCTGTTCCGGCGAGAGATTCTTCTGGCCCCAGGCGATGACCTCGTTGAACTGCGCCTTACCGCCGGCAGCCTCAAAGAGCTTGCCTTCGGCCTCGCGGGTCAGCGCTGCTTGCCCGGCGCGGAACTGCGTCTGCATCTGGAGCACTTGGTCATCTGAGATGCCCAGGGCCTTTGCCATCGCGCCGATGAGCGCTTCGCTCGGCTTCTCCGCGTTGAACTCGGTGATGATCGAGCCGTCGTCGAACGCCTTTGCGAAGTCGTAGGCAACCGGAGCGCCCTCACCGTCTTTCTTCTCGGGTGGGGTCGTCTCGGCCTTCGTCGGGTCTCCGGGGACCGGGTCGGTCAGCTTCGGCGTCGGTGCGTTCGGGTCCGCCTCGGTGGAAGCCTGGGGATTTGCGCCGCCGGTCTTCGCCTCGGGGGCCGTCGCCGTGACGCCATTGGCCGCATCTGCTGCTGCGATCATTGCCGCGCGGTACTCCGGGGAGTCCGGGATCAGCGTGGAGGTTTCGGTTGCGCCCGGACTTGCCGGGGCATTCGTAGTGGTGGTTTCGGTCGTCATTGAGCCGGTGCGAGTGAGTTAGCCGCGATCTGCCCCGCGACAGGACCAGCAGCGGCACGGGCCATATCGGCTCGCATCGCTTGCTCCTGCGCGGCAGCTTGTTCCTGCTGGACTTCCTGGGCAGTCTTGATGGACTGCGGGAAGCCAAGCGCAGCAGCAGCCGGCGTGAGGATCGTGTCGAACTTCACGTAGGCAGCAGCTTCTTGCTGGAACGCTTGCGGCGTCTCGTTGAGGAGGGAGAGGAACGAATGGACCTTCTTCAGCTTCGCGTCCTTGCCCAGGGCAGCGAGACCAGTGGTCACGGTGATCTGGGTGGAGTCCTTGCCGATCTTCGGGAGTTCGTCCTTTGCTTGCATCTGGGCGACGAGCTTCTTCAGACGCCAGCCGACCATCTCAGGTCCGAGGTACGAATAGACACCACCGAGGGATTGCTCAATCTCGGTGACGAGCATCTGAAGCTCGTAGGCCGTCACGCGCTCGGCGTCACGGCGCAGGTCGTTCGTGAGCAGGAAGGCGACCGCGAGGTCACGCTTGAGGTCCTGCTTCTCGGCGTTGAGCGACTGCATCGCCGCCATGTTGTTGAACTGGAACGGCTGGACGTCGCCTTGCGATCCGCCGCGGCCGGAAATCACGGAGCCGTTGCGGGCTTCCATGATCCGCTTGCGTAAGTTCCCGCCGGCCGCGTTGGGCGCGACGAAGATCAGGTTCCGCGCGGCGATGGCCCCGCATTCCAGGAGCTGCTGCGACGTCTTGTCGAGCGCGATGAGGTCCGAGTAATTCTGCTCGACGTGCGAGCGACCATAGGACTCACCGGGCACCAGCTCCCACGCCAAAGCGTTGAAGGGCATGATGCCGTTGTATTCCTGGTACGGCTTGACGACGGCGTCGTCCAGGTCCTGGTGTACCGCGTAGTGGTTCTCGTCGATCCATTCGAAGCGCGTGTACAGCGTGACGTCCTCGCGCTCCTTCTTCGCCGTGAGGCGTTGGAGGTCTTTGGGCAGCTCGCGTACCTTCAGCTTCTCCGCAGTGATCGATTCCATGACGCGACCGTTGAAGTCGCGCACGCAGACGAACTGGGACAGCGAGAAAATCTTCAGGCGCCCGTCCGGCTGGATGTATTCGCCGACGTTCCCCGCGACCACAAGGTGCAGCAGGGAGAGGTACGTCTGACGCCGCCAATTGAGCGCCTCGATCTTCGCGTTGATGAGCTGCTCGCACTGAGCGAGGCCCTTCACGATCTCCGGCGGCGGCGATAGGACGCCCTCTTGCAGGAGCACTTGGGTCGACACCTCGATATTGAACGCGGAGTCGCCCGGAGGCATGAAGGCCATCATGAGCTTCGATGCAACGTTGGTCGCGCCTCGATGGCCGAAGGACGTGTACGACTGCGGCAGAATCTGCTGCGGGGTTTGCCCGTCAGGGGTGCAGACGGACGGCACCGTGAGGGCCGCGCACGCCTGGGCTCGCCGGAAGTACGGGTCCCGGTCGGGAACCAACTCCTGGTAGCGATCCTTCAGGGGCATCAAAGCTGCACGCCCACTCCAGATTGATTCGACGCGGGAGCCGTCAGATACTGACGCATCTGCGTCTTGCGGCGCACCGCTTGCGTCGGGCTATCTTCGAGCGGCTGGATCAGCTTCGCGGCCGGTGCGTCCGGCTGCGGCGGATCGGGGGTCTTGGGGATGTCGGGCTTACTCATAGAGGCTCAGGTGGTATTCGCCGCCTACCTCGTCGAAGCCGAGGCGGACTAGGTAGGGGCGGTGTTGAGGGAGCGGGCGGGCGATCAGCTTCGTAAAGCCGGCGGCTCGCGCCCCGTCGCTGAGACGTCGCAGAGCGCCCGGGGAGACCCATCGTCCTCGGGCTTCCCGGGAAGCGCAGAGATGCAGGGAGGCCCGGCGATCTCCCAGAGGCTCAAGCCATACCGCAGCCTGAGCGCCAGGACCGTCGCTAAGAGTCCAGACAGCACAGCGCTGAAGGAGACGGATAGGCCAATCCGCAGCATAGGGATAGCTAGCCGCGCGAAGGAAAGCACGGAGGTCACGATAGACCCGCTTCCGCTGCTTGCGCGTCTGCGTCCCGCTGCGCCGCATCCAGGTCATCTGCCAACTGGAAGATGGCTTGGATCGCATCGTGGGCACCGACGAGTTCGTGGCCAGCCTGGTAGTCCCGCGCATGCACGAGATCCACCAAGCCAGCCAGGGGGTATTGGGTGAGGAGCCAATTGCCGACGGTGCGGAGATCCGCCTGGCTCGGGCAATCGGCCGGGATGTTGTCGTCGTCCCCTTCTCTAAGAGTCTTAGAGATATATAGGGACCCTCTACCATGTGTCGGGTTATTCCTCGGGGGCGTCGGCAACGGCTCGGGCTTGGCCTGGTCCATCGCCTTTTCGCAGGGCTTCGTACCAGTCCTGGACAGCCGTAAGCCGCGCAGCATTCTTGCGGCAAATCGTGTAATTCGATTCGTCATTCAGCATCAAGTCCGCGAGGGTGAACTGGCCGGTGCCGGTGCCATCTCCCGCAGCGGGATCGCCTTCCGGGCCAGGGCCGGGGGCAGCGCCGGAAGATCCCGGACTACGGCCGGCGATGGCGTCGTTGTGCAGGCCGGCAAGCTGCTGAGACAGGCGGACACCATCGGCGCGAGCAGCAGCAAGCGCAGCTTCCAGTGCAGTCGTGCGAGCTTTGTGAGCATTGGTTTCGTCCTTGAGTTTGTTGCGGAGAGCGGCGTCGGCCGCGTTCGAGATGAGCTGGTCGGTCGTCCGCGCGAATGCGAGTTCAGCCGCGTGCTTCTGCTGCTCGGCACCCTGCCCCGCCGCGAAGCCCCCGTCGTAGACGTGGGCGCGGTAGGCCAGCGCACCGGCAGCGAGGCCCGCCGCCAGGAGAACCCCGGCGACAGCCTTGCCTGCCCAGGCGGGCAGCGGGAGCATCAGAGCGTCTCCATGATCTCGTCGACCTTTGCGTACAGGTCGCGCAGAGAGCCGTCGTTGATGACAGTGAAGTCGCCGTGCTCCTTGTGCACACCGGCCTCCGAGGCGTGCGCTGGGACCTCCACGGCGTCCGGGCGAGCCACATGGATAATCCGACCGCCGCGCTGGCGGATCGCATCGGCCTCGTTGTCGAAGCGCACGTCGGTGATGACGCTCGACTTGGCGCTGAAGCGGCGGGTACGTGCGACCTCGTCCATCGCCACGAGAACCCAGATGTTCTCGTTGACCAGCATGCGCCCCCACTCGGTGCCCAGGGTCTGGAGCATCTGGCGGGGCGACTTCCCGAGCCACGGCACCGGGTCCTCCTTCACGAAGTCCAGGGCGCGGCGGTCGATCCCAATGAGGTTGCAGACGAACTGGCGCAGCGGCTCGGCGAACGAGACCTGGTGGTAGTCATAGTGCTCCGTCAGGTAGCTCCCGATGGTGTCCTTGCCCGAGCGGGCACGGCCCGTGACGCCGATGAGCGGCAGGCTACTTTGCGAATGCTTGTGCATTGAACGAGATGTCTTTGACTCCAGGCAGCGCGTACTTCACGTTGCCGGTGTCGGGGTTGTAATCGGATGGTCGGAGGATGCGGGCGAGTGCTGCCATGCGACGGAAGTCCAGGGCGGTCTGGGTGACGTCCTTGTACTTGCCCTTCTTCGGTTCGAGGTAGCGGAGAGCGGCGTTGTGCGCCATCTCCTTGAGCGAGCGACACCCTTCAAGTACGCGTTCTGCGCCGGACTCCCCGCAGCCAACACAGCCGCCGAAGCCGTCCGTCGAGTCACCCATGAGCGTCTGGTACATCCACTGCCAGTCAGCGCGGGTCTCGGTGATCGTGACCAGCTTCTTCTTGCCCGTGACGTACAGCCGGCCGGGGACGGTCTTCATGTCCTTGTCGTTGGAGCAGATGACCTTGCCCTCGCCCGACAGAACGCCCATTACGTCGTCGGCTTCGAGGCCGGGATACCACGCGACGCGATCGTTCTCGAACACCCAATCTTCCAGGGGCTTGTACTGCTCGGGCTTCTCGCCGCGAGCGCCCTTGTACGGCGGGTAGATCCCGCGCCGGAACAGGCCGCGCTCCTTCGGGCTGAGGCACACGATGTACTCGTCAGTGCCCACGGCGTCGCACCATGTGCGGACGATCTCGTGGAACTTAGCCTTCGCTTCCTTGAAGGTCGGGGGCCGGTCGATGACCGTCTCGGCCTCCCAGTCGGTCTCCTCGACCTTGACGACAGTGGCCTTGTAGATGGCCTCGTCGCCGTCGATAAGGGCGAGGGTCACAGGACGAAGAACGCGAAGACCCAGATGGCGATCATCGCTGCCTGTACGCCGATGAGCGTCGCCCAGAAGGCAAAGCTCCGCATCACACGGCCCTCGCTTCGAGGCCCGCGCAGTTCAGGAACGTCCACCCACCGTACTTCGCCTTCAGGCGTTGCAGGCGCTTCGCTGAGGAGTTGATGCGCCAGTACTCCTTCCCGTTGTCACCCATGTAGGTGATAGTGCCGCGCGTTGCATCCCGGATGAAGGCAGGCGTGTGGATAAGTCCCGTGGGCAGCACGGCGACCTGGGACAGCCCGAAGTCGAAGTCCAGCAGGTTTTCCAGCGGGTCCGTGATCTCGAACGGATTCAGGTCGATGATGTTGAGGCGCGGGCGTCCGTCAGCGAAGTGAATCTCGTACTCGAACTCCTCGACGCCCGAGGGGTCCTTCGGTTCGATCACGTCGAGCTTGCCGCCCACGATCATCGCGATCTTCTCCAGGCCGGATCGCCCCACGTCGTAACCGGTCATCACGTCGATGTCCTTGACCGGCTTGCCGTGCAGGATGTCGCGCGGTGCGCCGCCGGAAATCACTGCGTCCGGATAGACGCGGCGAATCTTGGTGACGAGGTTTTGAAGGTCAGTGAGTTGCATCGTATTCCTCTTGAGCTTTCGCCATGACGGCGTTGTAGTCGTAACCCCTCGGCGCAGGCCATTCGGTGAAGCCAGGATCAGGCGTCCGAGTAACTATGCGATTGCCTGCTTTCGCCAGAACTTCCCCGGCCCGCAACTCGAAGTCCCAGTGGCCGTTCTCTACCCATCCGCGCACCACCTTCCCGTCGGTGTCGCGATGAGCGCCAGTCAGGTACAGCGAGGCGCGGCCGTCCACGAACAGGACGACGCGATTAGTGGGTTTCATGCCAGTTGTTTCCGATGTCGAATGCACCATCGAGACGGCACCGGAAATTCCAGTGCTCGCCTGCTTTGGTGATTGCGTTCTTGAAGGTCGTGCCGATCAGCTCCGCGTACTGCGGGAGGCACTCTTGCTGTACTTCGTCGTGGACGTTGGCGAGGTAGCCGAAGTGGACGCCGTGAACCAGGCCGTGGATCTCGGTGATCTCCGCGTGGTAGATCGCGAGCGCCTTCTTCATGATGATTGCGCCCGTGCCCTGCAACAGCGTGTTCAGCGCCGCATGGGCGTGGCGCACGCGGATGCGGCGACCGTCGATTCCCTTGAGCCAGCCGCGTGCCTTCGCTGCGGCCTCGATGTCCTTGATGAGCTTGCGGAAGCCCACGATACCGTCGAGCAGCTTGGCCTTGACCACCTTGCCGATGGCCTTGGCTGTCTTGAGCTTGCCCCGGACGTGACACCACGCCGGCCACTCGGACACGGGCTTACCACTGGTCCGCCAGTCGGCGATCCAGATATTCCCGGCCTTCTCGTCGCCGGCCCCGTACAGCGAGCCGTAGAGCAGCGTCTTCGCGCCATCGCGGGAGAACAGGTCCGTGTTGTCGCGGTTGACCGAGTGCGCATCGGTGCCGAGCGCCTTGTCGCCTTCAAGCAACTGGCGCGTCAGTCGGCCACCGTCGTACCGCGCGAGGTAGTGCGCGAGCACGCGCAACTCCAGGCCCTCGGCGTCGCACCCGACCATCACCATTCCCACACTGGGAATCCAGATGTGCCGCATCTCCTTGTCGATGTTCGCGGAGTTCGGCCGCGAGTGCGTCATGCGCCCGGTTACTGCGCCGTTCGAGTTCACGTAACCGTGGACCCGGTGGTCCTCATCGGCGTGGTGAATCCAGCCGCCGCCCGTGCCGTTCTTCTTCGGCGGGGAAGCCAACTGCGTCCACTGCTTGTCCACGCGGGCGAAGTGGAGAAGCGGCTGCACCTCGGGGAAGTCGAGCTTCTTCAGCACGGCTTCCGTGATGTTCGGGTTGCCCTTCTCCGTGAGCGGCGCACGCCAGCCGTACTTCCGCTTCAGGCGGTTCGCGACGTGGTACTCGGAGCCAGGGTTGAACTCCTGGAGCACGATCTTCGTGTACGGAGCGCCAGCCGTGTACTCGCGGCCCTCGCGCTTCATCGTGCGCTTCGGCGTCACCTCGCCAGCACTGACGTAGATCGGCGGGAACACCCGCTGCATCTCAGCCAAGTAGCCGTCTCGGCGTTCCCAGAGCTGCGCGGCGAGCGTCATCGCCTCCCGCATATTCAGCGGGAAGCCATTCGCCATCTGGAGGTCGATGAGGTACGCGACGTCGTGTTCGAGGCCGCACGCCTCACCCCAGGTACGCACGCGCTCCAGCTTCTTGTAGAGCGCGTTGGTCACGGCGATGTCCTGCTCACAATAGGACCGCATCTCCTCGGAGTAGCGATCCCACTCGTTATGGGAACCCTTCAGGATGCCCATCTCGATACCATAGGACTCCAGCTTGTGTCCGCCGAGACGCTCTGGCTCGGCAAGGCGGCCCATGACAAGCGTGTCGAGGATTGCGGTGTACGGCATCTCGTAGCCCGTCACCTTGGCCAGAGCCTTCCGGTCGAAGTTGATGCCGTTGTGGGCTGCGGTTTTTCCCCCACGGGCAACGTGGGCCATGAGACGCTCCACGCCTTCCATAAGCGGCGGGTAGTTCGGGTCGTGGTCCGTGTAGGTCGTGATGACGTCGGAGCCGACAGTGCCGATGGCGAGAACCCAGATGCGTGTGAGTTCTCGCAGCAGCCCATCGGTCTCCAAGTCCCACGTCAGGATGTCCGTGGGGTTGTCGATCATTGCGCCACCTGGTCCTGCGGCGCGACGTAGACGATGACCTCCACCATCACCGGCTTGCGGTTCTCCTGCATGGCGGCGGCGTATGCCCGCTCGGCGGCGTTCTTCATCGCCGTGACGAACGGGCGGTCCTCCGTGACTGCGGAGTGTCGGTGAATCTGATACTGCTTGTCGGTGATGATGGGTTCGGTCATGTTTCCGGTCTGCAAAGTTGACGGTAGAAGGACGCGATGCGCTCCAGTTCTTCTGGTGTCGCGTCCTTCTTGATCTCGTTCGCCCGCCAGGACGTGACGAGCACGTTCCCGGGCTCGTAGCCCCGGCGCGGGTTAATTCGATCTAGGGATGGAGAGGCAGGACTCGCTCGTCCTGCGGAGACTCGAAGACGCAGCCCCAGGACGGGGCAATACGTCGGCACAACAATGTCGGAGAGGGTCAGCGTGTGGCGGATGCCGTCACGCTTGGCGCGGTAGCGAGAGTTGCGAAGCAGCGTGCGTGCGATGTCCCTAGAACGGGGCGTCATCCGACTCGTCGTCAGCGAACATGTCCGGTTCGCGCGGCATCGACTTAAGCCGGCCCGTCTTCGGGTCGTACTTCAGCCGGTCTGCCGGCCCGGTCTTCCCGCCGCGCCGCACCTTCAGGACACGGAGCTGCGAGATGTCGCGCTCAGATTCATCCTCGGCTTGCTGGTTGCGCTCCTTCGCGACGATGACATCCGGGATCTGCTTGAGCGACCCCGAGCCCTTGATGCTGCTCAGCGACAGCGCCGCGCCCTCCTCGGCCGTGCGGGCACCCGACTGCTCCTTGCGGACGTGGGCAATCGCGACGACGCTCACGCCAGTCCGTTCGATCATCGAGCGGAGCTTCGTAAGGAGGTGGTCCTGGCCTTCGAGGTCCAGGCCCGTCGTGGCAATGGTCAAGTGGTCGAGGTAGAGCTGCTCGGCCCCGTTGAGGGCCATGAACTCCATCTTGTTCACCAGCCCGTCCGGGTCGGTCGCGCCGAAGTGGTCGTATGCCTGGTAGTTGCCCGAGGCGAACAGCTTCTCGTAGCTCGCTTGCCACTGCGCGTCCGTCAGGAGGTCCGGGTTGTCTTCGAGGTCCTCGGCCGGGATGTTGTGGTCCAGGGCCACGAGGTACTTGCCCGTGTCCTCCACGGACTCCTCCAGGAACAGCGCCCCGACCTTCTTCCCTTCGCACAGCGCGGCGTACATGAACTCGCGAGCGTCAGTCGACTTACCGACGCCAGTGCCTGCGGTGATGAGCCACAGTTGGCGCGGGCGAATGCCGCGAGTCATCTCGTTCAGCAGCGGGTACGGCGTCTGCCAGCCAGGAGCCGCCTTGGCCTTCAGCCGCTCGGGCGTCAGGTCCTCGCCGGCAATCACGCCGTCCGGGCGGTACGCCTTGGCCTCCCAGGTCGCGTCGACCACGGCCTTCGGGCCATGCTCACGCAGGAGGTCGTTCGCGTCCTTCAGCTCGTGCGGCGTCGTGATGAACTTCACGCGGCCCGGCGGCAGGATCGCGGCGCACGCGGCGACAGCTTCACGGCCCGGATCATCGTTGTCGAACCAGAGGACGATCTCCTCGTAGCCACGGAGCCATTCGATCTGCGCCGCGAGGGACTTGGCCGCGCCCTGCGCTCCGTTCGGCACCGAGACCACCGGCCACTTCAGCGACAGCGCCTGTGCCACCGAGAGGCAATCGATCTCGCCTTCCGTCACGATGACCTTCTTGCCTGTCGTGCGCCACAGATGCTGACCGAACAGCCCCGCCTGCTTCAGCTTGCCGACGACCACGAATTCCTTGTCGGCGTTGCGCAGCTTCTGGGCTACCGGGCTTCCAGCGGAATCGCAGTACGTCGCGATCTGGACAGGGACCCCGTCGCGGTCTTCACCCACGAGGTAGCCGTACTTGCGGCAGGTTTCCTCGGCGATGCCGCGCTTTCCGAGAGCACGGTAGTCGCCCCGGAGGAGATCGGCTGGTACATCGCGCTCTCCTCGGGACTCGGCAGGCCGGGAAACCCCATCAGGCTGAACAGTGTGTCCGCATGAAAAGCAATGTGTATGCTCATCGTCGTAGAGGGCGTTGGCGTCGGACGATCCGCAGTTGTCGCACGGACCCTTCGACACGAGGTTGGATTCGGATTCGTGCGCGTGTTGCATCAGCGGCCCTTTGTCTTTGGGACGTACTCGCCTTCCGACTGCATTTCATAGACACGCTCGATAACCTTCAGCGAGTCACGGATGTCCTCGTGCCACCGGCGATTCACGTATGCCACTGCCGCATGCGGGCGCTTGTACACCTTGCTATGGGCTTTGCCGTCACGCTCCACGGTGTACGTCTTGATCGTCGTACTCATCGCGCACCGCCCTTGCGCTTCGGGCGCGCGTTGACGAGATTGAGGAGTTCGCTGTGGGTCACGAGGCGGCGCTCGCCGCGACCACGCAGCTTCCACATGCCGTTGATGCCTTGCTCGGCGAAGTAGCCACGGAAACGAACAGTCGTGGGGAAATTCTGTTGGGTCATGCTGATTCCTTGAGATGTGCCTTATCTGCGGCGGGATATGCGGTGAAGCGTGGGTAGTGGCGCGAGAACGCCGTCTCGCACTCTTCGTAGATTCGCGAGGCGCGGGCGTAGTCGCCGGCCTCCAGCGCCTGGTCAAGCGAACACCCGGGCTGGACCAGGACGTCGCGGTAGCGGCGCATTACTGCGGGTTAATCCAGATGACGTTGCTGGCGTCGTATAGCGGATCGTCTTCGGGCCACGCGTGCGGATCGCAGGCGTGCGTTGCGCAGCCATCCAGGAACGGCCCGTTGAAGAACACGCAGCCATCGCACGACGGGTCGTTGCCGTTGTCGATGGCGCGGTAGGTGTGGTGCGTCGTCTTCATCACTTCTCCAGGGAGTAGCGAACGTACTGCTGGCCCGTGCAGTCACGGCGGCGAATCTTCGAGATGCGAAAGCCAGCGCCCCGGATCTCGGTGATCCGGCGCGACAGCGAACGGACGCGGTGAACGGCATTGGCTTCGACGTTCGTGATGCTGCCCACCGACTGGAGGTGACGTAAGACGGTCTGAGCTTGCGGGGTGAGTTTCATGTTCTGCGTGTCTTTCATGGTGGGAGGAGGTTGAGAGCCGGCGACTTCTGGAGCCGGTGCCGCCGAGACCGGGAGCGGTTACTGCGCGGGTTGCTGCGGGACCGTCGACGGGTCGACTTCATTGCCGCCCGGGATGACCGGCGACGGGCCGCGCACAACTTCCTTCAGCGCGGCGGCGACCTGGCGACCCTGGCGCGTTACATTGCGATGGCCGTTGGCCTTGGAGACGAGCGCGGCGGCTTGCTTGAGCGCCAACTCGCACTTCTGCTGCTCGCGCTCGGCAGCGGCTTCGATGACAGCGGCGAGCTTCGCCAGCAGGCGGATGAGGATGTGGATCATGGGAGTCTCGTGATGTTGATGCGGATGTGCGGCTGTTCCTCGGAGTCTTCCGGGAAGCGCTTCGTGACCAGCAGGCGCATGATCTGGCGGTCGTCTTCCCACCAGCCCTCGTCGGTCAGGGTGTCCATGACGCCTTTTGCGAAGTTGTCCACATCACCCATCGGCGTCGTGAACTTCGACTTGGCAATGGGCTTGCAGACGAATTCGAGGGTGATCGAGAGCTTGTCGGTGAGGGGCGGTTCGTCAGTCTTGGGGAGGAGCGCAGCGATCTCTTTCTGGTAGACCTTGTAGCTCGCCGGCATGTAGGTGCTGCCGAACTTCGTCACACGCGGGCGCGGTGCCGGAAGGGGCACCACGTCCACGCGGAACTCAGAAGTCCTTGTCGTCACCCGCGCCTTCCGCGTCGTCCGATTCGTCCGCGTCCAGCGACGGCGTGCCCTCGTCGTTCTCGTAGTCCTCCGACTCGTCGTCGAAGCCGAGATCCGACTGAGCGCGGCGCTCCAGGAGCTTGATGCCGTTGATGTAGAGCGTGACGCCCTTGTTGCTGCCTGTGTCGTACTCGGAAGCAGCGACCGACATGCGACCGTAGTCGCCACTCTTGGCGGTTTCCTTGAGCGTCGTCTTGCCGTCAGCGGCTTTCTGCGCGGGCTTCTGCTTCGACTTGGCCGTGATGACCCAGAAGCCGCGCAGGCGCTCCTTCTTGTCGTTGCCTTCTTCCGCTGCTGCGTCGGCCAGCGCCGAGCCGTCCTTCGCCGGCTTCGCGTCCGCCTTGCCGCGTGCGGCCTTGTGGAGTTCGTTGAGCTTCTTCGCGAAGTCGTCGTTCTCCTTCACGCCCTGCTCCAGCAGGATCGCGCACTTGTACTTGCCCTTGCCGTATTCCGAGTTGTCCGGTTTGTCGAGCCACGCGTACTGGAAGACGCCCTTCGGCGTCACGAACTTTCCGACGATCTTGGATTTGCCTTTCTTTGCTTCAGCCATGTGTGAGTGCTTTGTGTAGATGTGAAAAAGCCCGCTTGCGCGGGCCGGGGGATGTCAGGGTCGTCACCCTGTGGGGGATTTATTGCATCTCGTGGATCGTCGTCTCGCCAACCTTCGTTGCGTTCGAGATGCCCCGAATGCTCGGGATCACTTCGCCTTCGCGGATAACGAACAGCGAGCCGTTGTAGGCGTGGCGGTAGATCGTGACCTTGCGCTCCACCAGCTTCGGCGGGAGCTTGCCGGCGACCAGGTTGCGTTCCGGACGGAACTTGTGCGTGCCGTCGAGGTTGTAGCGCGGCGTCACGCGTTCCTTGCCCGCCTCGTCGCGCAGCGTGACGTCCATACGGTTCTGGCCGCGCACGAACTTCACGTCGACCACGGTCTCGCGCGTGTGCGGCGTGTGGAACTCGGAGCCAGCGACGAACTGTTCGAGGAAGGCCTTCGCGGGTGCCACGGGCGCCGGAGCCGGGGCAGCGAGTTTCACAGGGCGCTTGATCTCACCGCGAACCACGAGCTTCGCTCCCGGCAGCGCGGGATTCGAGCCATCCGAACGGAAGCAGGCGTAGGGTCCCGTATCGCCCTTGACGAAAACATTGAGCGCCGTGCGCGAAGCGGTGATCCGCTGGACCTGCTTCTCGCCAGTGATTCGTTTCACTAAGAACTGCGTACCCGCATCGAACGCATCCTGCACTTCCTGAGGCGACGCGAACGGCAGCGGATAAATCTCCGGGACATCAGCCACCTTCAAGAGACGAAATTGACTGCCAGCGCTATTGGTGCCGTCCGGGTTAAAGCAGGTGTATCCGCTGAGCGCTCCCACGCGTACCCGAGCATTATTCGCGTCAGAAACGTCGATGCCCGTAACCTCGCGGCGGTGACGCTCAGATGTCTTGGAGTAGTCATCGTCGATAACGACGAACTTCGCGCCCGCCTCGAAGTCAGCGGCAAGTTCAGCGAATGATGTATAGGTCAGCTTGGTCATGGTGTCGTAATCAGGGTCAATATGAAGCGATCGGTTGCAGCCAACTCGCTTTATTTTCAGGAAAAGAAGAATTCGGATTCCAGGACGCGCTCCACGTCCAGGTCGCCAAGCGGGGGAACTTCAGGAACATCCGGGCACCCCGAGTGCGCGATGACGGACTGCCGCCATTGCTCCAGGGTGTCGCCGCTGTACAGCGCGACGAATTGCTGCTTCGTGACTTCCAGGAGGACGTCGCTGTTCTCGGCGTGACAGCCGAACGAGTCATGCACGAACGCCAGGTCGCGGACGCCACAGTGCTTCATCTCGACGCACACGAGCGCGAGGTGAGCCGCGTCGAACGAGTGGACCACGTTCGGAGCCGCGCCGAGCTTCTGCTTTCCCGGCTTGAAGCCAGCGACAGGCTCCTCGTAGCGCAGCATCACCTTGCCGTGCAGCGTGTCGATGCGCTTCTCGGCGGTCTTGTAGTACGCCTGCTTTCCAGTGAAGCCGCTCGGCGTATCCCAGACCAGCGGAAGCCCGCGCTCCTCCAGGAACACGGCGACCGAGCGGAAGTAGTCCATCGCGCGGCGCGGGGCCTCAATGGACTCGTCGAGCGCCCCGACGATCTTCTGCGTCAGGTAGTCAGCGGCGGCGTAGCGCTCCTTCCCGTTCTCGATGTGATCGGCGAAGCCATCCTGGATCAACTGGGTCAGGATGCCGCGCTCCGACACGCCGTAGGGCGTCGTCATCACGGCCCGCTTCACGGTCTTGCGCTCAACCTTGCCGACCCAAGCCGACGCCATTGCGGCCGTCGTGCTGTTCACCGTGTCACGCTGGACCTGGGCCATCACCACCTCGGCCACGGCCTTGTAGATGTCCTCGCGGTTGCCTGTGGGGAGCACGTTGACACGGACGCCCGACTTCTCGTCCTTCATGAGGGCCGCGAGGTGCTGGATACCCGAGCACGTTGCGTCGTAGCGGCAGACCATGCGGGACCCGTAACCCTCGCAGGTGCCGTTCGCCAGCATGAAGTCGCACACGCGCTTCACTTCGCAGCACGCCGCGAGGAACTCCCAGGGCGAGTCGCACGTCGACCAGAACTCGAACGCCTTATGGTCGTCCAGCGGATCGGCCGCGACGGCGAGGATGCCCTCCAGGTGGTCCAGGGTCCACTGAGCCCGCTCGTCGAGCGGCAGCTTGTCCTGCCCGAAGTAGTTCGCCGTGTTCACTCGCATCCAGTACCAGCCCCGATCCGTGATCGCCACGGGCTCGGAGAACTCCAGGAGCCCCTTCACGAGGCTGTCGCCCTGCGTGTGGAGGTCCTGGGGACGCGGATAGAACCGGCCCCGGAAGTCCGCGTAGTGCGGAAACCAGAGCGCCGGGAAGTCGGCCAGCTCCTCGGCCATCTGGAGCAGTCCCCAGAGCTTCAGGCGCATCCCGGCGTTGCGTGCGTTCTCCGTGTGGATACGCTCGCGCTCGCGGATATGCGTCTTGAACTCGGGGGACGTCTTGTCCAGGTGGGCCGGGTACTCGGGCAGCAGGATCTCCTCGGCACTCGGGAAGCCCGAGACCTCCAGGCCCCGGGCCTTGCACTTCAGCGCGACGTCGAGGACGTCCCGATTGATGCGCCAGCGGGTCTTCTGGATGTGGTTCAGGGCTTCGAGGTGCGCCCCCTTCAGCGGAGCATCCAGCGCCGCCGTGTGGGCATTCGAGAATTCCGTGGACTTCACGGCGTCGGTCTTCAGGGTCAGGTAGCCGCCTTGCAGCTTCGTCATGGTTTCAGTATCCAGTCAGCGTCTTCGAGGTGCCCGGATGGGCATGGGGTGTTACTTGCCGCGGCCTTCGGCTTCGAGTTGCTCGGCGAGCTTCTTGAACAGCTTTGCCGCGTGGCGCAGGTCAGCGACTCCGAACCACCGGCCCTCGATCGTTACCTTGATCGGGAGGCCGTGCGCCCCGTCGTCATGCAGGCCGATCGGTGCCCCCGAAGCCTTGGTCTCGAATTTGGCGTTGCGCGTCATCGAGAGGTCGTTGAGTGCTTTCTGGATCTTGCTCATCGCGATTCCTTGGTGTCGAAGTGTTCGAGGACTGCCTCCGCGACTGCGAAGGCCAGCTTCTGTTCGTACTGCGCGTCGCCAACCCGCACGGGGACCGGCAGCTTCAGGTCGATGGTCTGTCCGCCGACCGTCAGGGTCGCGCGGCGATGGTCTTGGGTATTCATTTCCACTCCACGTCGGTTAGGGTTCCGTCCAAGGCGCTTGCGGCTTCCACCAGCGCCTCGTCGACCGCGTAGTTGGCGTCGTTCCAGTCGGTGTCGTCCGGGACCTCGATGGTCACGAAGAATTTCAGTTGCATAGAGGCTCCTTATAGCCAACTCGCTTTATATTTGGGCGCAATAATCCCGTGGCTCGCAGATCATGGGCGCCAGGAAGGGGCGTTGTAATTCGCACGTCTCTTGGAGGGTGCCGGTCAGAGCCAGGGCCGTCTCGGTCATCCCGAAGACCAGCTTGGGGAACTTGCTCCCCTCCTCGCGCTGCTCCTTGACCTCGAACCAGCCGTTCGACTCGACCAGGAGCGCCATGACGGCCGACCCGATGTGGATCTTCTGCTCGTGGGTCCAGTCGAGCTTCACGAGCGTCTGGGTCTTCTTGGACCACTTGTCGAACACTCGCTTGTCGACGTCGCCCTTGTTCCGGCGCAGCATCAACTTGAACATGTTGATGCCGTCGATTGCATGCTCCTTGCGGTGCTTCTCTGCCTCCCGCTCGGCCCGCGCCCACTCCTGGTACTCCAGCTCGTGACGCAGTCGGGCGGCGCAGGACACTCGGACGCCCGTCCAGCCGGCGTCCACGGGGTTCGCCAGGGCCGTGAGGACGGCACACGCAGCGATGGTCTCAGCATCGAGCGCACCAAACACGGCAGTCGCGTCCGCGATGCGCTTCGTGTTCGGGTCTTCGAGCTTGTCGGCGTACTCGGCCTGCTTCGCCGTAACCGCCGCCACCATCGGGCCAATCAGCTCCGAGGCGATGCGTTGACCATGCTGGACTTCCCCGAGGTCCCGGGCCGTCGTGGTGCCGTCCTCTTTGTCGCGGACGAGGGTCCGGCGGTAGCGATCGATGCCACGCTGGACCTGGAAATGCTCCCAGGCCCGCTGCGCGTTGTGATCGAACGCGCCTACAGGCAC